ATTATATTTCTGTTGACATTTTAGTTCATATGGACTATAATAAACTCAACAAATCAATACAGCGCAGCCGACAGGCGGGAGGGTGAAGATATGAAGCATGGAAAAATTTTATATGGAAGATACAGAGTATATATTGGAAAAGAACTTATGAGTATTGAAACAAGTTGGGGTTATATGTATACTCTTTATAAGGAGTATAATGGAGCAAGATACTTTGCTGATGCATATGATGGAACTGATGAGGTTGAGCTTATTAATGCAACAAACGATAAAGAAGCTATTGAGTTATTTAAAGAGATTATGAGATTAAAAGAGGAAGAACAGGAGGAACACTAAATGAAATCAAAATATACAAAAATTAAATACACAAACACTGGGGTAAAAGCCCCGGTAGTGACTCTCATAAAATCCAGTACAGAATTTAACAGGTCAGATATGATAGAATTAAAATACCCAGAAGTAACAATCATCATAAGGAGAGTTGCACGAAAAACAATGTACAATCGTTCAAAGTCTCTAATAAATGTTAAAGCAGATCATTTTATTGCCTCATTTCATGTTCATGATACTATTAATGACGCAAGAGTTGTATGTGAAAATCTTTATTTGATCATTAAAAAACCAGAATTAGATTTTCGCATGACAACTAGGGAATACGATAGCATTTATGAGTATATGAGGGGAGTATTATACAATGCCAAAGAATCCTAAAATCCCAACCACGTCAAGGGGTCTGAATGTCAACCCAAACATGCTAACTACGCTGGAGGCTCTACAGCTCCGCAGGCAGCTTGCAAAACGTCTGAATCAGCGTATGCGCAGATTAAAAGCAAAAGGTTTTGATTCAGAGGTTGGAGGAGCGTACGCAGACTACCAGGACTTGCTTGTAAGATTTTTCCCGGGTAGATCATCTATTCCAGAAAATCTGGAAAATGAAAAATACAAGGGATTACCGCGAACTCAGGTGAAAGCCATTCAAAAGATATTGAAAGAAAAGAGCAGCACTGTTCAGGGCTGGCGTGAGATCATAGATCAACGCCAAAAAACCCTCAGCACAAAATATGGGATCAAATTTAAATCTAAAGAGGAAATGAAGTTATTTTTTAAGTCTGAGGTATGGTCATGGATGCAACGATTTTATGACAGTAAACAGACAATTAGAATCATCAGTCATAAACTGGATGATTCTATGGTTTCTGAGATCATAAAAGATCTGGAAAAATTCCGGGAGAGAACTGATCCAGATGCAGCTGATACGATAGCAAAAGAACTAGGTTTTTCTGGCGAAGCAGAAGCTTTGAAATATAGACCATAGCAAGGGGGGTAAAGTATGGTAGTCGCAGGATATCCAGTTATTTATTTTAAAAACTATGATTATATGCGACTATTCAATGGTGATTTTATCCGGAGATCCAATGCAGGTCATTATCTAGGTGTCTATGAAAAAATAATAACTGTTGATACGGAAACTTTTGTCTATCTTAACAAAAACATTGGCTTTGTCACGGATTGGACAATCACGATAGAGGATGATTGTTGTATTTATGGCAACCATGTTTCTGATCTGATTGATACGATCGACAGGATTTGCACAACTTTACATGCTGACGATAGCCACCTTGTACGCTTTTATGTGCATAACTTTCCATATGACTATGTTTTTCTTCGTAACCATTTTTTCCAAAAGTGGGGGAATCCTGATAAATCACTGGCTTCTAAGACACATAAATATATTTTTATGAAATGGACAGGACAAGGAATTGAGTTCCGTGATAGTCTCATCTTGACACAAAGATCACTTGAGAAGCTTTGTAAAGACATGGGAACAACTGAAAAAGCTGTCGGAACATGGGACTATAAGAAATTTCGAACGCCGGCAAGTCCACGTACAGCAAAAGAAATAGCCTATGTCTGTACGGATACAATAAGTCTATGCAAGGCATTACGCAAATACATAGATCAGCGAGGATTTAATGTGGCGAACTGTCCACTGACCAATACGGGCTTTATTCGAACCAATGCGCGCAGAAGATCAAGAAAAGATAAGAAATGGCGTAAACAGTTTGAACAAATGGCTTTGACTTTAGAGCAATATGACCAGATGGTTGACTGCTATCATGGTGGGTATACGCATGCAAACAGATACTATATTAATCAGCTGATAAAAGATCCTGTTGAATGTTATGATTTCGCAAGTTCATACATTGCTTGGATGTGCTATTGTAAATTTCCAATGTCAAAATTTTGTTATACAAACAACATAACATTAAAAGACATTATGGAACTGAAAGAGGATTATGCTTTTTCTGGCTATATAAGGCTTAAAAATCTGAGATTGAAAAAAGAGTGTCCTATGCCCCCGCTTGCTTTCTCAAAAGCAAAAGTGTGTGTTTTCCCGGAGGCAAAAAGCAAAAAAGAACAGTTTCACGACAATCTGGATAATGGCAAGATCGTTAACGCTAATCTTGTCATATATCCCTTTACGGATCCAGATTTAGAAGTTATCCTGTCAAGCTATGATTATGAATGGGCTGACGTCTCAAAGGTCATGAGAGCGACAAAGGACTACTTACCAGAGTGGTTCACTGATTACTTAATGGAGTTGTTTTTTAAAAAATGCACACTTAAAGGCCTGGACGAAGCAAACTACATGATATCAAAAGGTGAGTTAAATGGCATGTATGGTATGACAGTACAGCGGATAATTCAGATCTTATGCACTGAACTTATGGAGTCTGGAAAGTGGGAAGCAAAAGAACCGGAGGACAGAGAAAAAGAACTTGAAAAATTCTACCAGAATAAGAATAGCTTTATGCCCTACCAGTGGGGGGTTTTTATTACGGCCTATGCACAGGATTATCTTTTCCGGTTAGGATCATGCTGCCGGAGATGGCTGTATTCTGATACAGATTCCGTAAAGGGTACAGACTGGGATCATGATAAACTGGATGCATTTAATCACTCCATTGTTGAAATGTCGCAAAAAAGAAACATCGGAGTAGTTGAGTATAATGAAAAAAAATTCCGGCTTGGTATTGCTGAATTTGACGGAATATACAGTGACTTTATAACGATGGGTAGCAAGCGGTATTGCTACCGGTTGAAAAAGGATGCATCCTTGCATCTGACAGTCGCAGGAGTGCCAAAAGAGGGGATCTATTGTCTTGATGATGACATCACAAATTTCCGAAAAGGGTTTATATTTAAGAATGACTTGACATTCCGTAGGAACTACCGCAGGGCGAATGATTGGCAAGATCCCAAGTGGAAAATGAAAACAGAATATATTTTTAATGAGGGTATTCATGAGGTGACTATTGATGGATGCAAGATTGAGTATGGTTGTGTCATCCGATTAACTGATACAGAGTATGAATTGGATCACACGATTCCGTATGATAAAGAAACAGGCCTGCCAATACCATTTGAAATGGAAGATACTGTATATGGATAAAAATGTTATAAATCTGTAATAGTTTTGTAATACAAAATAAGTATACTATATAAAGGAGGTGTAACCCATGAAAAAATTCTGGAAAGAAAACAAAGAAGATCTTGAAACCTTTTTCTGGACTTGCGTTACTTTTGCTTGCATGTTTGTAAGCTGTCAGGTATGGTTACTGTTAGGTGATTAATTATTAAAGGAGAAAAATGAAACAATTTGTTAAAACATCTGAGATCAAAAGAAAGATTTTAATAATGGATTTACTGATTTATATGATTTGAAAATCTATGTATCAAAAGTATTGTTTTCATATTTAGAGGATTTAGTTTGTGAACCGGAAACTTGGGAAGATGATATGTTTCGTCTGAATGAGTGGATGGATTCATTAAGACATTAAGGAGGTGAGAAAACTGGTTGATATGTCAGAAATTTATGAAATATTGCGAACAAGCACCCTGCGAAAAGTAAGCTACGAGGATGACGAAATCAGTATCGTAGCCTACAAAGTAGGAAAAATCATTAGAATTGACGTAAAGGAGATTAAATAAAAAATGTTAAAATCAATCGTAAAAATCACTTGCAAACCTTATAATGGTAACTCAAAAACAAAATGTTTTGTTGATTTAGAACTGGATGACACACTTGTAATTAAGGGGTTAACGTTGGTTGAGGGAAAAGAGGGTCTTTTCCTGTCATTTCCTAGCACAAAGGGAAAAGATGGAAAATATTACAATTCCATTTATTCGTTGGATAAAGAGTGGACAAAGCTTTTGCAGGATGCGTGTGTGAAAAAGTATAATGAATGTAACCAGAGTTCACAGCCCGCTTCATCCGGAGGGGGATTTCGGTAAATGAACATTTACGATAAAAATGGGTGGCTGGACGTTCCAAGGATCGTCCAGCTTGCTGACAGAAATAGTATTAATTTTATCTTTATCATTGGAGCCAGAAGAACTGGAAAAACATATGGAATCTTTCAGCATTTTATCAATGATGTTTTTTCAAAAAATGAGAAAATCATTTACATGCGCCGGACAAAAGAACAGCTCACAAAAGTCTTTCTTCCGGAGTTTGACCCCTGGATTGACATAAATAAAGATATGAATAGATTTTTTCATTTTGAGAAACCACGAGGTGAATACGGTCGTATCAAGATTGTAGAACAGGTTGAGGAAGAGGAAGTGTACAGAGGTGAGGCTTTTTGTCTTACATCTATGCATAATAACCGTGGTTTCTCTGGATCTGATTTTTCAGAGGGGATTTATGATGAGTTCATCCCGGAAAAGATTGCTAAGTCAATCAGTGGGGAGGATGATGCTTTTTTAAATGCTGTTGAAACCATATCGGCAAACAGAGAGTTGCAAGGAAAGAAACCATTCCGCTGGTGGTTGGCTTCCAATTCAAATACATTGGATAATCCGATTGTACAGGCTTTTGGACTGCTTCCGATATTGGAGCGAATGAAGAAGAACAAGCAGGAGTTTTCCATGTTGAAAGAACGTGGAATCATTCTTGTATTAATCAATGATTCCCCAATTTCAGAAAAGAAAAAAGACACTGCTTTGTATCGTGCTTTATCGGGTGATACAGACTTTGCAAAGATGGCTCTGTCAAATGAGTTTGCATATGATGATGTTTCTGCTATCCGATCAGAGGATATCCGGCAATACAAGCTTATTTGTGTGATTGGAAAAGTTGCGATTTACGAACATAAGTCAAAAGCTCATTTGTATGTGTCGGATCATATTTCTGGCAGCTGTAAAGACATGTTTGAAGATAGCCAGCATGGAAAAGATCAGTTCCGTTGCTTTTATAGCTGGGTTGACAGCTATCGTCTGACAAATAGAATCAGTTATCAGAACATTTCTGTAAAATTTTATATTGACAAACTATTTTGACGTTAGTATATTATAGGTAGGTCAACGTGGCTACATCGACCGCCGGAAGCGGATGCCGTGGGGTGATTACCCGGAAGCGTTGACCTATTTTAATTCACTTCCGGCAGAAAAGGAGATAAACATGAAAGTAGATCAGATTTTAGAACTTGGCAAACTTGGATTCACAAAAAATGAGATCATTGGGATTCTGAACGCTCAGAACATGACTGGGCTTAATCAGATCACAAGCCCACAGGGTACAGAACAGATTCAGAATCTTGGACAGCAGGTTGCAAATACTCCACTGAATCTGACAGGACAGGACGCAACCAATGCTGCTTTGATGACAGCAATCAACACTTTGACTGCTACGTTGCAAGCAGGCAACCTGTCAGCATCCGGAAAAACAGGAACACAGCAGCGGACTTCCGACAATGTGGCAGAAGATCTTATGAAGCTTATGAATTAAGGAGGTGTAAATAATGGCAAATAGTTTAGTCGTGCAGGATGCCTATTTAATCATTAATGATTTGTACAAGATGGCTACTGGCCGTGAAAACATCAAAGCAATAGACACAAGCTCATTTGTCTCTGTTGGTGAAACCATGCTTCGGACAGGCGTAGAACCAACGTTGAAAGCACTTAGTCAGTGGTGTGGCCGTACCTATTTTGAAATGGAAAAATACAGATCCGGAGTATTCCGGTCAATCATCGAAAATAACGAGCGTTGGGGAGCTATCACACGTGAGATCATTTCCCTGCCATTGGATGCAGAAGCTTCCCAGGATTGGAACACAGATCTGAATACAAATCAGCTGGCAGATGGTCAGTCGGTCGACATGTACAAGATCAATGCACCAAAGGTGGTAGAGTTAAAATTCTACGGAAGCAAAGTATTACAGTCTCATATCACACGATTCCGGGATCAGCTGGCACTTGCTTTCTCGAATGAAGCAGAGTTTCTGATGTTTATAAGCTCGTATATGACAGCTTACTATAATGACATTGAATCCAGAAATGAAGCAAAACGCAGACTGACGGTGCTTAACTTCATGGCTGGTATCTCCTCACTTGGAATGAATGAGGTTGATCTGGTAAAAGAATACAACACAGCTTACGGTACAGAGCTTACGAGAAAACAGCTTTTAAGTCCGGAGCATCACAGAGATTTCATGGCTTTTGTAGTTGCAAGAATCAAGAAAGATTCAAAAAAGATGCAGGATCGTACGACAAAGTATCACATGAATCTGACAGGGAAGGATATTTTGCGATTCACAAGACCAGAGAACCAGAAGCTTCTTATGTACACGGATTTCTGGATTGATTCCGAAACACAGGTATTCCCAACAGTGTTTAGTGATGATCAACTTAAAATTGCTGACAAAGAGCTGGTAAACGGCTGGCAGGAGTTTGACAGCCCTGCAATCAATATCAAACCTAACATCATTGATGCTGATGGCGTTTCAAAGACAGCCACGACAGCGGTATCTCTTCCTTATGTGCTTGGTCTTTTATATGATCGTCGTGCAATGGGAGTAAATAATCAATGGGTGTATTCAGCTGCTACGCCGTTTAATGCAGCAGGAGGTTATTACAATATCTTTGATCATTACCGCTTCAATGCTTGGAACAACTTCACACACAATGCAATCCTTTACGTACTGGGAGAGGGTGTATAAATATGTTAGCAGCAAATGTAAAAGTACCTGCCGGGGGATCTATTGTTGTAACCATTCCATTTGATTCTATTGGAGCAAGGAGATTGATAATGAATGTGGCGGCAACAGGGATTGTCTTGTATTATAATACCATTCCACTATTAACTACAAGTTTATACACCTCATTATATGAAATAAAGTTTGAGTCATATTATGGATATCCAGATGCTTCTCATTTCAAGCTTTCAAATAACACAAAAGATGATACACATGTCAAAATATTAATTGACACAGTACCAGGTTCACCTATTAATGATAATTATTTTGAGGTACACACAATATGATGGACACATTCTTGACAATCTTGGGAAACTATGCATTCCCGATTGTATGCTGTTGTGTCATGGCATACTTTGTAAAGTACATGTACGATCAGACCAACGCACGAGTTGACAAACTCAACGAAGAACACAAAAACGAAGTTGACACACTTTCCGAAGTGATCAAAAACAATACGATTGCTCTGGAAAAAATGAACACGTTAATCGAACAAATTGGAAAGTAGGTGCTATATGACAGCAAATGAACTTGTAGTACATGCTCATAACTTAATTGGTACTCCTTATGTGTGGGGTGGCTCAACACCTGCACATGGTCTTGACTGCTCCGGATTGCTTTACTGGATCCAGAGGACAGTGGGCTCAGACGTTGGACGATTTAATGCAGCAACTTATGCAAATATGGGTGTAAGAATTCCAGTTGGTCAGCAGAAGCCGGGGGACTTCTTATTCTTTGGTTCACCTGTTAATCACTGTGCTATTTACATTGGATATGGAAAAATGATTGAAAGCCGGGGTGGTCGTAAAAATACGGCAGATAATCCGGGCACAGGAGTTGTGATCTCTCCGGTAACTCGCAGGCATGATCTTGTCAGCGTCCGCAGGGTATGGGATTCAAGCCCATCATACGTAGTAGGACGGACTTATCGAACACAGGTTGACCATTTACATGTTCGCTTTTCCGTTTGGGGGCGGGTCAAAGAGTATGCACAACTGACAAGGGATGGCATGAAACATGCTTATTCTGATGGATGCTTGAAAAAAGGAACCGCAGTCACTGTAAAGGAAATCAAAAAGGATGAGACAGGAGCAACATGGGTTAGGATTCCGTCCGGTTGGATCTGTGCTATCACAGCAAAAGAAGAGGTTTACTTATCATGACAGAAATAGTTTTGTACCATTTTTCAAAAAGAAAAAACAGCACCAAAAGACCAACGGGACAGGGCACTACTGTGCCCTGTCTTTTAAAATCAAATACCACTTTTCAAAATCCAGTATTTAAGTTAAAGCTAGCATTGGATAGTGCATTGCAATTCAACTATTTGAAATGGGCTGACCATTACTATTTTATCAATTCAACCATTTCACTGAATAACGATATGGTTGAGATCTCAGCGAGCGAGGACGTGCTATCTACCTACCGGACAGAGATAGGAAACTATACATGCTTCATTGAGCGATCCAGCAACCAAACTACGCTTGCTAATGACACCATGTATATCCCTACAAATGACTGGGTAAGTCAGTCTACGATAGTCGGACAGCCGATAAATACCTTTGTGAATGGATATGCACCAAACTATTTATTGCGGACTGTATCGGTTGAGGGTATAAATACCTACTATATAAGAGGTAAGCAACTGAAAGACTTATGCTCATTTATGTATACATATGGATCTATTCCGGACGTAATAGACTCAACAATTACACGCTTGCTTTTTAATCCATTCCAGTATATTCTTGATATGAAGTGGTTGCCTTTTATGGTTGACAAATTTGTAAATGAATTAGATACGGTAAAACTTGGGTACTGGGATAGCAATGCAAATGCCTATTTAATAGGTGATGCATCTTGCACTTTTTCCTATGATTTAAGCCTTGGTAATCCCTTATACGCTGATACAGATTTCAGATTTTACAACCCTGCTTTTTCAAAATATACGGTTAAACTTCCATTTGTGGGGGTTATTCCTATCAATCCAGCAAAAACACATAAGGGGCAGCTGAAAGCTACTTATAATTTTGACGCTGTTTCTGGTATGGCTGATGTTTGGTTGACATCAGGATCAGATGAATATGCACACTTCCAGTGTCAGCTTGCCGTTCCGATACAAATTGGTTATGCTACTGCTAACATTGGCCAGCTTACTACCAGTTTGATAGACGTAGGCACTAGCCTTGCTTCCGGTAATCCTATAGGGGCTATCACAAATACGTTGGGGGCTTTTCAGAGTGTGACATCTCCGGAGCCTAACATGGTGGGGACTGTTGGTAACATCACATCAATACTAAATAACATGGAAGCAAACAGCATATGCTACGCTTGCACAAGCATAGATCCGGATGGGGCAAGTGAGGGTTATGTAGATGGTACAGTCCGGTCTATATCTGGACTGAGTGGTTTTGTAAAGTGCCGGAATGCATCTGTCCAGATTGCAGGATTTGAGGGAGACCAAGAACAGGTGAATAGCTATCTCAACAGCGGATTTTACTTTGAATAGAAATAGAGGTGATAAACATGTGGACACCAGCTAATTTTGATAAAATCAATATTTGCACAAATTACTTCCAACCGTCCGGAATTAAGGTTGACAGCTTATATACAGACACATTTGACCGGATGCTTTATGAGCGTGTGTGTTCTATCCTAGATATAACATACAATGGCAGCATTGACATTGACTACTTTAAATATTGCTTACTTTTTGGCGGCTATATTTGCATCACAAACACTGCTCTTTATGGGTTGATTGCACAGTACCCCATGCTGACAGGGTATAATATCTATTTCAAACCAACGACAGCAAGCATACATACGTATGCAAGTAATGCTGTGATTGATCTGGAAGATATGGAGATCGGAAAAGACTGCTCTGTCATTTATCTAAGGCCAACTTTCTGCGGTATCGGTGATATCATTGGATTTTACAGCTACAAACTGGCACTTGTAGCATCTGCTTTCGATATGAATGTATTTAATTCAAAACTTGCTTTTCTGATAGCTGCGAAAAACAAAGCAGCAGGACAGACAATGAAAAAAATCTATGACAGCATACAAGCAGGGAACCCAGTTGAGGCTTTTGATGTATCAATTAAAACAGAGGATAGACAAGGGAGCAAACAAGATGCCTGGGAGTCATTCAACAAAGATCTGAAACAGAACTTCATTGCTCCGGAACTAATTGAGGTATTTGAGAAACTTCTTGATCAATTTGATACTGAGGTGGGTATTCCATCTGTTGGATCTGATAAAAAAGAGCGACTGAACGTACTTGAGACAAGCAAAAATGATGCAGAAACCGTAACACGGTTAACTACTTGGCTTGAAACCATGAAAGCAGGAGTTGACATGACAAATAGGTTATATCCAGAAATAAACTTGTCAATCAAGATCAGAAGTTATGAGACAGCGGAGGTGAAAACATATGGGGGTTTATAGAGTAACGATAGCAGGACTTTATGAATGGAACAATACCCTTTTTGATAAGTTGGAGTTTCCAGAAACAGCAGACAGACAGAATTTTATCGACAGTTTGCTTTTGTCTTATGGGGATTGTGAACCCTTATATCCGGATTGGGATTTTATGCACGACAGTGCTATTCCTGCTTGGAGCAAGAAATGGAAAAGAAGTATTGACAAGGTTTATAACGTGTTAGAATTAACTAATTATGAACCTATTGAAAACTATGACCGCCATGAAGAATGGACAGATAGCCCAGATATGACAAGAACAAGCCAGACAAGCGGACAGGATATAAACCGGGCAGAAGCAGGGCAGGGAACTACTACGACCAACTCTGGGGCAGATACAGCCAAAAATGATGTGAGTGCATTTAATGATGCAAACTATTCCCCTAACGAAAAAACAACTACAGAGTATGGAGGCAGTACAAAAGTACAAAGCTCCGGTGAAAATAAAAATACGTTTGAATATGGCAAAGGTGAGACAAGCCGAGAGATGGGGCAGAATAAGCATGTCGGACATATTCATGGAAACATAGGTGTTACCACTTCGCAGGAAATGGCCTTATCTGAGCTACATCTGAGGAAGCAAAGCTTTATTGATTACTGTACTGGACTTTTTGCTCAGGACTTGCTTTTATTAATTTATTAAAGGAGGAATGATTTATGTTTTTCAGATACCCACACAGTTCAATGCAGGATTTAAATTTGGACTGGCTGCTTAAAATTAGCAAACAGGCTGACAAAGACCATGAAGAGTGGAGGCATATTAAAGATACTGCTCAGACTATGATTGATGAGGCCATCCAGAAAAGTTTGGATGATGGTGAGATTGGAAAAGTAGTAAATGATGCCACTACCAAAATAATTACTGAACAAATTGACCCATTAAAAGAGCAGGTTGGAACAAATACAGCTGAAATCACAAAGTTACAAAAAAGAGAAGGACTTTTTGACCACTCCGGAAAAACTATCATCATTGGAGACAGCTACACGGTTGGTTATACTCCGGATGGCAACATAACTCCATGGACTACAAACTTTATCAAGTACACAGGGCTTGAGGATGTAATGATATCCGCAAATGGTGGGGCATCTTTCTCAACATCTGCCAATTCATTCCTTATGCTTTTAAACAGTGTACCAGCTTCTGTGGACGTAAAACAGATTCTTGTCGTAGGAGGATTCAATGAGTTTGGTAGCTATTCAGATATTGAAAATGCAATCAACGCTTTTATGGGAGCAGCAGAAGTAAGATTTCCGAATGCAAAAGTGTTTTCTGCAATGGTAGCATGGTCTGTTGACCGGACGGATGACACAACTGTACAAAACAGGTTAAAGATTGCAAAATCCGTTTATAACACTCAGCGGAAAAATTGGCGCTATTTGACAGGCTCAGATTATATCCTACATGCTGACGGCTTCCTTGCGTCTGATGGATTCCATCCAAACGCAACAGGACAGGAACGGCTTGCAATGTATCTTGCAACGGCTGTTGAAACAGGATCATGCAGCCCATCGTTCTATGAAGTCATTGCAAACTTTGAAGCTGGTGACTTTACACCTACACTGGGATCAAGTTGGACTCTTATAAGTTCATACAATGAGAGTACAAGCACTTTGATATGGGGTAACTATGTTTGCTTACCAAACAGCGGAACCCTTGTCTGTGATGGCACAGAATATCGTCTGGGACGTATCTATTCTACTTCCTTTATCGGAGATCACAACGGATATACTTGCTACCCAACCACTGTGATTGTTAAGTCTGGCAGTGACTTCTATCACATCCCTGCACAGCTTAACTTCCGTGGCCGGCATATTTATTTAAGTTTGTATGATGTTTCTGATGACAAGCACAATTATCGCGCATTAACTGAGGTCACACAAGTACAGATTCACAGAGGGTCTATTACTATGTAATACAAATATGATAGCCCAGCGGATGCTAGGCTATCGTTTTATTTTGCATCTATCAAAAGCTTTCTGAGTAGCTTGATTACTGACCAGTTTGTACGTTCTTCATAATATGCTATATCAGTAAAACAATCATAAAAATAAACTTGCCAGTATTTATTTTTAGAGAGTGTAATTCCTGCTATCTCAATAAAATTAAGATAAGATACAAACAAAATATTGAGTTTCTCATCATAATCACATCTTAACCCTTGCTTTTCAAGATCACATGCAAGCTGTTTATAGTTCATAGTATCTCTGTTGTAGTATTCATTCGTTTTCATATCATTTCCCTCCTATAATTCAATGTGAAATTCTTCATTAAGAAGATCTTCAAAAGTTGGGTCAGCAATGCAATATGCGATGATAAACTCCTCATTTGTGCAAGGTGCTAAGTCAAAATGTATAGACTCTCTAAGATCATCATTCATGTATGAAGCAATGTCATTCATTTCCTCGTTTGTTACTTCTTTTAATGTTCTCATCTTCACCCTCCCGCCTGTCGGCTGCGCTGTATTGATTTGTTGAGTTTATTATAGTCCATATGAACTAAAATGTCAACAGAAATATAATATTCTGACAATTAATTAAATTGTAAGATACACATGACAGGATCTAGCTTGTTAAATGAATAATTGTCAGACAATTTAATGTTGTAGTTACCTAGCAAGAATCATGCCAGTTTTGCAATTATGAACAAAATATGAACAGATTGGGAAAATGTTAACAATTTGTTCACAGGTTGGTCTTGCCAAGTTTAGATCGGAAG